TTAACTAGAGCAGATAGAGTCGGAATAGCAAGACAAAAACTATAATATGCCTGATAAAAAGAAACCTATACCTAAAACTCAAGCTCAATTATTTAAAGAGCAAGCAGATGCAGTAGCAACTGGTGCTAAACCTATACTTCCTGACTTTAAAAAAAGAGAAGTACAACGTTCTGTAAAAGATGATGACGTAAAACGACTTCATATAGGGTTAAGAGATATAGATGAGACTATAGTATACTACTTTAAGAATGTTATAAGGCCTAGCGTTATACAAAATGGCTCCAAAGTGAACGTTCCTGTCCTATATGGTTCACCTGAAAGATGGAAAGCAGTGCAGAAAGACGGCTTTTACCGTGATAAAAACGGAAAAATACAAGCTCCTTTACTCATGTTTAAAAGAGACTCTGTTACTAAAAATAGAAGCTATGGAAATAAGGTAGATCCTAACAATCCGCTAACGTATGGAGTATTTAAAAAGCAATTTTCTAAGAAAAACGTTTACGATAAATTTAGCGTACTTACTAACCGTAACTCAGTAGATGAATTATACGGTGTTATAGTACCTGAATACGTTACTTTAAGTTACTCTTGTATGATCTTTACAGATTATATAGAACAAATGAATAAAATTATAGAAGCTATCAATTATGCTTCTGATAGTTACTGGGGAGACCCGAATAGATTTAATTTTAGAGCAAGAATAGACGAATACACTACTAATACTGAAATATCTCAAGGTCAAGACAGGTCAGTTAAAACTAATTTCACTATAGTAATGAATGGATACGTAATTCCTGATTCGATTCAAGCATCTATAGCAGGAATGAACAAATATTACTCGAAATCCAGTGTAAACTTTAAATTAGAAACTACTGGAACGTTAGAAGACTTAATAGCAAGGAGTAGAACATCAGTTGCTCAAGCACCTACAAGATTTTTCGATAGTGCAGGAGCTGGAGGTGGTGCAGCTTCAACTTTAACTGATGCAGAAATAGCATATATTAATGCAAACAATACATTTATAGCTGATTCAGTATCAACTAATGTGGCTACATTTAATGGAGTACAGTTTATTAATGTTCCTACTGGATTTACCGGAGGAGTTGAAAGATTTACTGTATACATTAACGGTCAATTCGTACCTAAACAGCATTATACAGTAGCTGAAGCAGGAGGCAACGTAACTGTATCAATAAATTCAACAAGTGTTGAGTTTTCTATAGATAGTGGAGATCAAGTAGTACTAACCGGTAAAGTAGAATAAAATGGCACTGATACATTGGAAACAAATTGATGGAGATCTAGCTAATGCAAGAGTTTTAACCGGTTCATTAAAAGTATCTGGTAGTTTTAACTTAACTGGTTCATTTGACGTTAGAGGTAATAGTAAATC